AGCGGCGCTGAGCGGCGTGAGCGGCTTGGCAACTCCGGCAAGCGCAAAAGAGGATCTGGTGGGGAGACTGCCATGGTCAGCGCAGAGGGAAAAGGCATGATGACCTTTAAGGACATCATCAGAAAAGACGTTGCGGATATCTTTTTAAACATCACGGAATTTGGAGAGAAACACACAGTCGATGGAAAAGCCATGACAGTGATTGTGGACGGCTACGAGCAGGTAAACCGAGAGAAAAGATATAAGACACTCGAAGATGGTGTACATACAAAGCAGCTGCTTTTCTATGTGGCAGCTGCGGAGTTTGGAAGACTGCCGATGGTTGGACGAATCATACGGTTTGACAGCGCAGATTACCGCATCACAGACGCGGTAAGAGAGGGTGGAGTTTACTCAATATCACTGGAGGCGGTGAGATCATGATTGATGTAGAGATCCGGTTTGATGCGGCAGAAATCGAGCGAAAGCTTGATGAGATACATGCAAACGGGGCAATGGTGATAAAAAAGGCGGTAAACGAGACCGCACGAAGAGCAAAGAAAGAGCTGGCTATCAATGCCAAAAAGCGGTACACGGTAAAAAAGGGGAACTTTTCCGGAGAAATGCAGTTAAAAAGTGCGACTGTGAGCAATTTGACTGCGGAAATCACGGCAAGCACACCGCCGATACCGCTGCTGGAAGGCGACGAGTCAGGCACAAAAGCGAACTTTAAGGTATCCAGAGGAAAGAGAGCTATAAAAGCACAGATTCTGAAGGAGGGCTCGTTAAAAGAAATCAAGATCAGCAACATTAAGGCTTTTGTAAACAACATTGCAAAAAAAGGTCAGGTAAGGTCGAAGGACACAGCAAAGGGAAAAGCGGGATCTAAGGTTATCCATATCGCCATGGCGCAAAGAGAAGGAAAGGACAGGCTGCACATAAACGAGAAGTATGGACCGTCTCTGGCAGCCATGCTCAGCGGGACCTATAAAGCACAGGAGACCACGATCCGGAATGACCTGAAAAATGCGTTAGATAAACACATAGCATCATTACTGGAGGGATAAGATGGTTGCTTTGGAATTGCAGCATGATCTCGCAGACGAGATCAGAAATATGTTTGCCGAAAAGATGTTTAAGATGCCAAGCGGCGGGCAGACGGCGCTGAATGTGTTTGAGCAGAACTTACCCATGCGGGATGCCAAGCAGATGAGAGTACCGGAAGTGTCCGAAGATGAGGCGGAGCTGGACGAAGTACCGGAAGAGTATGGTGACGAGGAGCTGAATGACCTTTTCCCATACTGCATTGTTAAGCTGGATCAGGGGATGTCAGAAAGCTCGGAATCGACGCACGATGTGAGCACAAAGCTTATCATCGGGATTTATGATGATGGGATGGATGCAGCGGGGTATAAGGATATCTTAAATATCATTGAGGACATCCGGTGCCGATTCCGCCGGAATCCGATTTTAAAAGGCAGATATATGGCAAAAGACAAGATGGAATGGGCGCTGCCGGATGATGACCGGGACACATTCCCTTATTTTTTCGGAGCCATGTATCTGGAATGGCAGACGGTAGAGTATGAAAGGGAGGATGAGCTGGCATGAGTGCAAGCGAGAAAGCCGCAGAAAAAGTGGCACAGACAAAGGCAACGACAAACGGACAGGTGAAAGCCACGGGGGCAGCGTTAAAAGAAACGACTGCTCCTGTGGTCTATATTGGACCAACGATTCCGGGAGTTGTGATGACGAACACAATCTTAAAAGAAAAAGGAAACGAACTGGAGCAGATTTGTGAGAAAATGCCGGAAATCAAGACACTGATGGTGCCGGCAGCATATCTGGCCAAAGCCAGAAAAGAACTGGAAACAGAAGGAACGCCGGCGAAGATCTGCTACAATCGGGCAGTTGAACACCTGGCAGAGAAAGGAGTAAGGGATGGCGACTTATAATCATGGAGTAAGAGTCCTCGAGGAGGATATGGCACTGGCGGTGCCTGTAAGTGGTACGGCAGGACTGCAGGTAGTGATCGGTACAGCACCGATCAATCTTGCCAAGGATCCGGCAGAAGTAAACGAGCCGGTGGTATGCAACAGCTTTGCGGAGTGTGAGGAAAAGCTGGGATACAGCGAAAACTTTGCAGAATACACGGTGTGCCAGAGCATGTATGCAAGCACACAGATGTTTGCGGTGGCGCCGGTCGTATTTATCAATGTGCTGGATCCTAAGGTACACAAGAAGGACAATGAGGAAAAGCAGTACACGGTTGCGAACAAGCAGGTAGTACTTGATGAGATGGGGGTTATGCTTGACAGCTTAGTTGTCAAAAATGGTGAGGCTGAGCTTACAAGCGGCACAGATTATCTGGCAACGTTTAATGCGGAAGGGAAAGTGGTAATCACGCTGCTGTCCGGAAGTGATACAGCCAGTGCGTTAAAGGTGACAAGCACGAGCATTGATCCATCGAAGGTGACAAAAGCCAATATCATCGGTGGATATGATGCAGAAACAGGGGCAGAGACGGGTATCGAGGCTGTCAGAAAAGTGTATCCGAAGACCGGAATGACTATGGGGCTGCTGTTGGCACCTGGATGGTCGCAGATTCCGGAGGTAGCGGCGGCAATGGCACTTAAGTGCGAAGAACTTAACGGAGTTTTTTACAGCGAGTGCCTGGTAGACTTGGATACTGCCAAAGCCACAAAGTACACGGACTGCAAAAAAGCGAAGGAAGAAAGCGGTGTTGCTGACAAGCACCAGATCGCACTGTGGCCGATGGTAAAAGTCGGCGATAAAATGCTTGCTTTCTCGGCAGTGTATGCAGCAATGACAGCCTACACCGATGCCACAAACGATGATGTGCCGAACTTATCACCGTCAAATCATCTGCTCAAGGCAACAGCGACAGTGCTTAAGGACGGAACGGGGGTGTATCTGGATCAGATGCAGGCGAACGTTTTAAACGGTCAGGGCATCGTGACAGCGCTCTATGATGGTGGCTGGAGAGCCTGGGGCAACAATATGGCATGTTATCCGGATGTTGTTGATCCGAAAGACAGATGGATCTCATGCCGCCGGTTCTTCTCATGGTGGGCGAACTCATTTATCTTGACGTACAAAAGCCGTGTGGACAGTCCGGCCAACAGACGTTTGATCGAGACGATCTGCGATACAGAAAATATTCGCGGGAATAGCTATGTGGCACAGGGTAAGTGTGCAGGAGCAAGCATCGAATTCCGCGAGGATGACAACCCGGTTACCGGGCTGTTGAATGGAAAACTTGTGTTTAGACAGCACTTGGCACCATACACACCGGCAGAGGATATCGTGGACATCCTGTCCTTTGATCCGGATATGCTGCAGAGTGCACTTAGTTAAGGAGGGGAAACATGTCAAGTATACCTGAGGTAATCAACAGATGTAATGTGTACCGGAACGGAAATAAGATGATCGGCGTATCAGATGAGGTACAGCTTGCGGAATTCGCGTCAATTACAGATACGATCAGCGGCGGCGGTATCCTGGGTGAGATCGAGACGGTTGTTGTTGGCCAGTTTTCGAGTATGAAACAGGAGATCCCGTTCCGTATTCTCGATGACGATATTTTTGCGCTGGGAAATCCGCTGAACGTGCAGGAGCTGACGCTGAGAGCGTCTGAGCAGGTCACGGACCAGGGCACCGGAGGTATTAAGTTCCAGGGGTTAAGAGTGGTGTTCCGGGGGCGCCCGGTTTCGTTCAAGCCGGGAACAATGAAGCAGGGACAGAAGATGGGAGCGTCGGTCACTCTTGAACTTGTTTATGTGCTGATCGAGATCAACGGAAAAGTTGAACTCGAGCTGGACAAGCTTAATGACAAGTATATCGTAAACGGCGTGGACATTCTCGAAGAAGTGAGAAAGTATTGCTAAGGAGGACAAGAGAAAATGGAAGAGACAGTAAACATCAAGAGCACAAACACACAGACAGCAGAGGAAGAGAAGCTGGTGATCGAACTCACAAAGGAGTACATGTTTGAGGGGAAAAAGTACACAAAAGTGGATCTGACAGGACTGAACAACCTTACGGCAGAGGATATGATCGCAGCGAACAGAGTGCTGTCCAGAAATGGAAACGTGGACTTTTTACAGGAGATGACTCTCGAGTACGCGTGCGTGTTGGCATCCAAGGGATCAGATCTGCCGGTTGAGTTTTTCCGTGGATTAAAACCGAAAGATGCAATGAAGGTAAAGAGCCGCGTGACGGGTTTTTTGTACGGAGCGGAATAAGCCCGGAGGATGGGGCAAATTTATACAAGATTATATTGAGATTATCAATTCAGCTCAAGACAGGTATGGATTTTTTCTTACACCTGTCTATTTTTGATCTTAAAAATATCATTGAGGAGGTTGTGGCATTTGGGAAGCAGCAAAGAGTACAAACTGGCGATAAAGATCGCTGGTGAGATGGAGAAATCATTTTACAACTCAACAAGGCTGACAAAAAAAGAACTGGCGTCGATTGCACGTCAAGCAAGTGCCACATCAGCCACGTTTTCAGAGTCATTTGCGAGCGGCTTGAAGCAGGCAGAACCGGCGTTTAATGGACTGGAAAAAGTGGGAAAACAAGCTTTTGAAGCGATTGCCATTGCAGCCGCCGCGGCAACAGCGGCAACGGCAGCAGTGGTCACCGCATCAATCTCGGCAGGACAAAGTTTCGAGTCTGCATTTGCCGGGGTAAAAAAGACAACCGATGCTACAGCGTCAGAGTATGAGGAGCTGCGGCAGGGTATCCTGGCAATGTCCGAGCAGCTCCCGGCATCAGCGGACGAGATCGCAGAGGTGGCGGAAGCGGCAGGACAGCTGGGTATAAAAAAAGAAAATCTGCTGGATTTCACTAGGGTAATGATAGACCTCGGAGAGTCCACAAATATGACGGCGACGGATTCGGCGTCATCGCTGGCAAAGTTTGCGAACATCACAAACATGGCGGCAGATAAGTACAGTAACCTTGGATCTGTCATCGTAGATCTGGGGAACAACTTCGCAACAACAGAATCAGACATTGTAGCCATGGGTACGAGATTGGCAGCCAGTGGTGAGCTTGTAGGGCTGTCACAGGCTCAGATCATGGCGTTGGCAGCGGCAATGTCTAGCGTAGGTGTGGAAGCAGAAGCCGGCGGATCGGCGATGTCAAAGCTGCTAAAAAACATACAGGTCGCAACAGAAACGGGCGGCAAGTCACTCACAAAGTATGCAAACGTTGCAGGAATGACGGGTGACGAGTTTAAAAAGGCATTTGGTGAGGATGCACTTGGAGCAACGAGTGCGTTTATCAACGGATTAAATGATACGGAAAGAAACGGAAAATCGGCGATCGCTATATTGGATGATATGGGATTAACCGAGGTTCGATTATCAAATACAATTTTAAGCCTGGCAAATGCGAACGGGGTAATGACGGACGCGATCAACACTGCAAATTCGGCGTGGGAAGAGAACACAGCGCTCACGAATGAGGCGTCACAGAGATATGCCACAGCAGAGAGCCAGGTAGAGATGTTAAAGAATAAAGTAAATAACATTGGCATCAGCATTTATGACGATCTTAGAAAGCCGTACACAGAAGTGATAGCGCTTGTATCGGATACAGTGTCTGAGATCGGAGATACCATTGAGGAGAGCGGGATTTTTAAAAATGCCGCGAAGAATTTCTCAAAGGAGTTACCGACCGTTGTTAGGCAGACAAAGCAGCTGGGGGATTCGGTAGCAGACTTTGCCCAGCCATTTCTAAAGGTGGGCGGCTGGCTTGCGGATAACCCGGGACTTATCGCAGGGACGATCACGTCAGTAGGGTCAGCGCTTGCAACATATAAGGTGGCAAACGGAGTTCTGGCAATCGGAAAAGCACTGGGGAGTATTGGACCGGTGGGAGCGGCGATAGGAATAGGTGCTCTTGCGGTGGGAAGCATCGTAGGAATCAGTACAGCAATAAAAAAGAGTGCGGCAGAGGCAAAGCGAGCAAACCTTGCCGGACATTTTGGAGATATTACACTGTCACTACGGGATCTCGAAAAAGTTGCTTCCGGAATCATTGCCTCCGGAAGCCTGACACAGGTGCGGCAGGCCATAGAGGAGTTTGACAAATTGGACTCCATACAGGGCACAATCGATGACCTGTCAAGCGAGATTGCAAAAGCAAACTGGGAGGTGTCTGTAGGCATAAGCATGTCGGCAGACGACGCCGCAGACTACCAATCGAACATTGAGGAGTACATAAATCAGTGTCAGGAGTACGTAAATCAGCAGAGGTACGCGGTAAATCTGGCGGTTGGCGTATTAACAGACGATGGCCTGGAAGGACAGAATATCGTCGACCAGGTAAACGACTTTTATATCGGTAAGCAGAGCGAACTGGCAGCGTTAGGAACACAGTTAAATCAGGCAATCACAGACGCTTTTCAGGACGGCTTGCTTGATATGGACGAGGCACAGCGGGTGTCGGAGATCCAGGCACAGATGGCAGAAATCCAGGCACAGCTTGCCGGTACAAACTTTGATGCAAACCTGGAGATGCTGTCAATAAATTACGGAGAAAATCTTGACGCAGAGTCATTTCAAAATTTGCAGGCAGAACTAGCGGAGCAGATCGAAGCCGCAAAAGCGGACTATGAGGAAGCTTTTACATCGGCGGCGGCCGGAGCTCTTGCAATGCTACAGGATGGATCTATCGACCAGAGCGGCTACGATGACATGATCGCAGAGTTTAAAGAAAATTACCTAGAGCAGGTAGGAGAAATCGAATTAAAGGCGGCAAACTTCCAGACAGAAACGATTATGAATCAGTATAAAGATGAGATCGAAGCAGCCGCGCCACAGTTGCAGCAGATCACGCAGGACGCTTTCTCAAATAGTTTCGCATGGGAAAATAACCCGCTACAAGCGTTCACATCGTTGACAGATAATCTGCTGGATGGAGGGACGCTTAGCAAGGATGCCCAGGATGCACTGGCAGATTTGTACGCACAGCTGGCACCGTCGCAGGAGATGATGCAGGAGCTTGCACAAGAGTATCTGGATGCGGGCGAAGAAATACCACAGGCGCTGATTGATGGAATGAATAACGCGGCATTGGTCGGTACACTTGCAGGCGATGAGGGCTCAGTGTGGACGTACCTTGGCAACCAGATTAGCGGAAATGAGGACTACCAGAACATACTGGATGCCATGACGGAGGCGGGCGGAGAGATTCCGGCGCAGCTTGCTACAGCGATCGATGAAAATCAGCATATAGCGGTTGAGGCGGCACAGAATCTGTATAAGGATACGGACGAATCTATACAGAACACGTTCGCAGCAGGGTTTGATGTGGAAGCGACGGTGAGAATGAACATGATTCCGCAGACAACAGGAGTGCCGACAGATGCGGTAAGACCAACGAGCACAACGCTGCGGGATCAGTTAAAGGTCGGACATAAAGATGGCGGCATCTTTGACACGCCACATATCGCGTGGTTTGCTGAGAATGGACCTGAGGCGGCAATCCCGCTTGACGGGTCGCAGAACGCAATCAGCCTGTGGGAAGAGACAGGAAAGCTGTTAGGACAGACACAGAGCACTGCCGATCAGGGACGGACAATCACAGCAATGTCCCATGAGATCGAAAAGACCTCGACGTCAACATATGAGGGCGGACCGATCACATACGCGCCGAAGTTGCAATTTAATGGAGCCGCACCAAGCAAAGCAGATCTGGATGAGGCATTGCAGATGTCGGAGGAACGGTTCGCGGAAATGTTGGAAAGCTATATGCGCAGGAACGCAAGGCTTAGCTTTGCCCAGTAAGGAGATGCGAAGAATGCAAACATACACCACAACGCAGGGGCAGACCTGGGATCAGATCTCAAAAGCGGTTTATGGATCAGAGCTGCATATAGGGGAACTGATGGAAAGCAATCCGAAGCTTTTGGATATATTTGTTTTTTCTGCCGGTACGGTGCTTAATGTACCGGAAATAAAGAAAGATACCACCAATCAGCCGCCGTGGAGGAGGGAGTAAAATGGCAAACGGAACATATGTGCGCAGAACGAATATACATGCCGTATATGAGGGACATGATCTGTCAGAACTCATGAGCAGATATCTTACCAAGGCAACGTTTACAGACGTTGCCTCGGGAGAAAGTGACGCGGCCACGGTTGAATTGAGAGATGATGAGCGTCTGTGGATGGATGCGTGGTATCCGGAAAAGGGTGACCGGATGCGAATGGTGGTCATTTACCGGAACTGGAACAGAGATGACGATGTGACAGAGGTCAATATGGGAAGCTTCCAGGTGGACGATGTGACGTTAAAGGGACGACCGACGACGGTAACGATCGGAGGAGCGGCAAGACCGCAAAATAATCGATTTGCGAATGAAAACCGCACACAAACATGGGAGGCTACAACACTGCAGCAGATTGCGGGACAGATTGCAAGCAGCGCAGGAGTGCAGCTGCGATACATGGCAGACGATATCAGCATTGCATCGATCGAGCAGACAGATCAGACGGATTGCGATTTTTTATACAGATTATGTCAGTCATACGGTCTGGGCGAAAAGGTTTACGAGGACAAGATCTTTATTTTTGATGAGGAGCAGATAGAGACAGGAAGGGTCGCAGGAACATTATGTGAAGCTGATCTGCTGTCATGGACATACAACACAACGATGGCAGGAACATACACAGGGGCAGTCTTTAGCTTTACAGATCCGGACACCGAGCAGGATGTCAAAATCACAATCGGAGGAGGGGACAGAATCCTGAACATCAATGTCACGGCGGATAGTGTGCTTGACGCCGAGCTGAAAGGGATAGCCAAGCTTAACGAAACGAACAAAAAGGCAACGACGATTAAGATCACAACGCGAGCGAACCCATACATGGAGGCGGGACTTGTGATGCAGATGGAAGGACTGGGGAAAGCGTCCGGAAAGTATTATGTCGAACGTGTAGTGACGAGTTTATCTGGGAGCGGAGCAACAACGCAGACAGTATCGATGAGGAAAGTCGTGCCAAGAATCAAGGATGTTTATGTGGCAGCAGTGGAAGAGGCTAAGACTGAAGCGGCGGCAGGAGGAACATACACAGTAAAGAAAGGAGATACACTCTGGGCAATCGCAAAAGAAAAGCTGGGAGCAGGAAGCAGATATGCGGAAATATACAACCTCAATAAGGATTTAATCGAAGAGACGGCAAGGAAACATGGAAAGAAGAGTTCGGACAACGGACACTGGATATGGGCTGGCGAGGTACTGACATTGCCGGCAAAGTAGGAGGGAGCATGGCAGATCAACCGATCAGGATAGGCAGAGTATCGTCCGTAAATTATGATACGGGCATGATGCGGGTAGTATATAACGACAAAGGAAAGACAGTGACAAAAGAGTTGCCGTTTTTAAATTATAACGAGGAATATACGATGCCAACCATAGGAGAGCAGGTCTTGACTGCGCATTTGTCGAATGGCAACTCCAGAGGAGTCGTCGTCGGAAAAATGTGGAACAAAAAGAACAGACCGGCGGAAAGCGGAAAAGGAATCTACCGGAAAGAACTTTCGAGGTCACGAGGATCGGCGTATATAAGGTACGAGGATGAGACGGGAATCTATTATCTCGTTGCCGGCACCGTAAAAATAACTGGCATCAATGAGATAGAACTGGGGGCACCCAAGATAAGCGTGGATGCCGGAGAAAAGCTTACAGAAAAAGCAGAAGAGAGGTCAACATCGGCCGGCACATGGAAAGTGGCAGTGCCAGAGATCATGTTGGGAGAAGCGTCGGAGGACGGGGAACCTGTATCGGATATCAATGTGGCAAGCACGGCGAATTTGTCTTATGCAGCAGATGGGAAAAAGCTGGATGTGAGTGCGGAAGAAATTGAGCAGAAAGCAAAGGCAGAGATGTACCTTGCGGCAGAGACTGATTTAAAGCTGGAGGACGCCACGTGGAGCACATCTTTAAAAAAGATTATGGAGCGGCTCGCGGCGCTGGATGGCGATCAGTCAGATAAAAAGTAGGAGATGAGTATGGGACAGGTGGGAACGTTTGGACCGATTGTTTTTGAAGTAAGCGATAAAAAAGTGCTTACTTTTACAGATTTAAAGCAGTCGGTGTCAGCACAGTATAGCGATCACAAGTTAATAAACCAAAAGCCCAAAAAGGAGTATGTCGGAGCAGGCTTAAGAAGCATTAAGTTTTCAATCACGCTGGATGCCACGCTTGGTGTGCGACCACAAAAGATGCTTACGGACCTGGAGTACATTACGGAGAGTGGATACGCAGACTATCTGGTCATTGGAGACAAAAGCATCGGTGATAACCGTTTTTGCATCACAAATATAAGTGAGGCGTGGGATGTGGTGTATTCTGGCGGCGAGCTGGCAAAGGCAACAGTTGAGGTCACGATGGAGGAGTATACATAGGAGGGGAGTATGGAATTTGACACAAGTGGTGTAAAGCTGTTGACAGACTATACCGGTCCAGAGATAGAGCAGGTCAAGACAAATTTGAAAAATTTGTACGCTACAAAAGCCGGGACACAGCCGATGGACAGAGAATTTGGGCTGAACATAGATTTTGTGGGCGATCCTATTCCGGTGGCAAAAAGCAAGTTTACGCTGGAAGTAGTGAGAAAAACGGCAACATATGAGCCGAGAGTAAAGGTGACAGAGGTAACATATGAGGAGGATGGAGAGAACGGTATGCTGATTCCGTCCATCCATCTGGAAAAAGGAGGAGATGCGTAGATGAGTAGCACAGCAAAAGATCTTGACAGCTATCCGGATATAAGCTTTATTGACAACTTGACGGTTGAGACGCTCATGGATGAGATGATCGCGGACTTTTGTGCAAAATATGCCGAAGAATCCGGCGAAGAGATTACGCTTGGAAAAGCAGATCCGTACAGAATGATACTCTACACAGCGGCACTGCAGATCTATCAGGGGATGCAGTATATTGATCGCGCCGGGAAGCAGTCTTTTTTAAAGTATGCATACGGGGATTTTTTGGATAATCTGGGAGCACTTAAAGGTGTACAGAGAAAGGCGGGAGAAGCATCTACTGCAATAGAGCGCTTTTCCGTGTCGGAGGTAAGGGCAGAAGCAATTGCTATCCCGATGGGGACAGGAGTGACGGCGGGAGATAATGTGTTTTTTTATACAACAGAGGATACGGAGATACCAGCAGGCGCGGAGTATGCCGATGTACAGATCAAATGCGCAGAAACAGGCACGGCAACAAACGCGTATAAGGCAGGAGAGATAAATCAGATGATGGCGCCGATCGCTTATATAGGGAGCGTAGCGAACACGTGTGACGCAGAAGGAGGAACGGATGCAGAAAGCGACGAAGATCTGTCAGCACGAATTTACCTGGCACCGTCAGAATATTCGACGGCCGGACCCGAGGATGCGTACATTGCAAAAGTAAAAAAATGTAGCGAGAGCATCACGGATGTGAGAGTGGACTCGCCGTCAGCGGGAGTGGTAGACATCCGGTTTATCACAAGCGACGGAATACCGGGAGCGGCGCTTATTGCGGACGTGTTAAAAAATGTGTCAGCAAAAACAGAGAGACCGTTGACAGACAAGGTAAATGTCGATGCGCCGGAGCCAGCAGAATTTGAGATAGAGCTGACTTACTATGTCGCGGAGAGCGAAAAAAATAAGGTTGCAGCAGTAAAAAAGAACGTGGAGGATGCGATCGAAGCATACAGGATGTGGCAGACGGAGAGGATCGGCAGGGATATTAACCCGGAGAAGCTTATAAGCAAGCTTATCGATGCAGGAGTAAAGCGCACGGAGATAAAAAAGCCGGTGTTTACGATTGTGGCCAATAACCAGGTAGCAGCGCTGACCGGGACACCAGTCGTAAAATATGGAGGTGTCGAAAGTGATTAAGTACACAGAGTCGGAGATGTTGCAGGTGATTCCGGAACCGTTAAAGTATAAGGCGGAGGTAGTGGCGCTCAGCTATGCTATAAAAAGGGCAATAGGCAAGATGATAGGATACGCAGAGAGAGCCAGTGTGTATGCAGCCATTGACAGGTTGCCAGAAGACATACTGGATCTGCTAGCAGTAGAATTGCGCGCGCAGTATTATGACGAAGATATGGTCATCTCAATCAAGAGAGAGATCGTAAAAAAGACGATGTTGTGGTATCACAGAGCCGGGACACCGAGTGCCGTAGAAGAGCTGATAAGCGCCGTGTTTGGAGAGGGAGAGATATCAGAGTGGTTTGAGTATGGAGGAGAGCCATATCACTTTAAGATCAAGACAGACGCCGTGTTGTCGGCATCTGATATGGAGTATTTTGAAAAAATAATACGGAATGTAAAAAACGTAAGGTCGCACTTGGAGGAGATACAGTTAAGCAGGGAGCATGAGGGAGCGGCTTATGCGGGCTGTTACATTGTAAGCAACGGGCGAGGATGTGTAGTTGAGGATGACATTGATACGGCAGTCGAGGTGTTAAGGGAGCACTGGGAGACAGGCACGAGTGCTACAGCAGCGATCACAATGATGCGGAACTATATTAAAGAGGAGGATACATAAGTATGGCAAGATTTAACGATGCTTACCTGACGGATGCAGGAGCAGATCTTATTGCGCAGTCGATCACAGACGGCATAAAGATTGATTTTGTGCGAATGGAGATTGGAGACGGAGAGTACACGGAAGAGGAAAAAAGCAAGGATGTATTGCGCAAACGCACAAATTTGAAGAATAAGAGGCAGGAAAGCTCATTTAACAGCGTGGAAAAAGCAAAAGACAGTGCAGTGAAGCTTAAAGCGGCAATCGACAACCGGAATGTTACCAACGGCTACAGGATGACGGAGATCGGAATTTTCGCAAAAGCGAGCGGCGACACAGCATCAGACGGAGTGTTGTACTCGATTGCTGTAGCAGTCGAAGCTGACTACATGCCGCCGGAGAGCACACCGATCACATATATACAGGAGTTTTATACGAAAGTAGGAAACGCGGAGAATGTAGAGATCACGGTCAGCACCGGGGTGTATGCACTGGCAGAAGATCTGGCAGAGGTAGAGGAGCCAACCTATACGGAGAGTGAGGAACTGGAGGAACTGACACCGGGAGAGAACTTAAAGCTGGCACTTGGAAAGCTTGCAAAAGCAGTCAAAGAGATCATTACACACATGGCTTTAAAAGCCACAGGGAGTGTGGCGGGACATGTAAAGGTGTCCAGTTCGGCGGCAGTAACAGATAGCACAGGCATGGCACTGGCCGCGACCGAAAAGAACGCAACAATCGAAGGAACACTTGCGAACCAGATTGCAGAGTTAAATACGAATTTAACCTGGAAATATTTTAAAAACATATCTGGCGCTGCCACAGGGTTTGCAGATTTGCCAGAAAATTATACTGAGCTTCAGCTCAGTATCGTGTACAAAACCGACAGCGGGCAACGTATAATGTGGCTGGCAAGAACTATACACGATGCCTTACCTACCGATATGGCAGAAATATACCAGTGCAAAGTGGGACATTACGCCACCGCTGCGGACAATGCCATGGTTAATATTTATTTGACCAAGAATAAGATCAAAGTGGCGCAGGCCTACGTTAATGGATCTGATGTGCACAGTAACATAGTGGTTGGAATATACTACAGGTAATGTCCGTTCGCGGCATTGGCAACACTCTGCTCAGACATTAGTCTTGATAGTATGTGATAAAGAAATCAACGATAGTACCTGCTGGCACATTTGATGCTATTGTTTGTCGTATAGCCACATTTTTGTTATCCTCATTATTTGTGTCATCGATGCATATGCTTCTGGTTCTCCCGGCTGTCATGTTATAAATGCTTATCATCCCACCGTTTTTTTCTGTCGATGGCGCAAATTTGTCTGGCAAATATGCCCACACATTACCTGCCGGTATATCAATCGTTGCGATTGCAGAAAAGCAAATAGTTATAAGCCGGCCATATGCAAAGCAATCAACCTGCCGTATCGTCACCGACTCATCTTGCGATGCTTTTCGCACTGTAAATTGTTCGTACCGCATTAAATTCGTATTTAAAATATGCAGAAACCAATCAATCAAAGACCGCAAGGTCTTATTTTTATTTTAAGGAGGATTTTTTTATGAGCAATGAAAACGAGAATGCAGCAGTAGAAGCTGCAAAAGAAAAAGAGTATGTCCATATCGACGGAAAAAGCTACGAGGCACTGTTGATCGTGACGTCGAACGACAGCGTAAGCTTTACGCTGCAGAATATGACCGTCGTAGATGCTGTTGAGAAGTTTGAATCAGCGACGGCGGTTGATGTGTCGGGAGAGGATCAGCAGATCTATGGAGCGTACAGGAACGTTACGTTTGCGGCTGTTACTGTAAACGGGGACAATTCGATTACCGTTGCGTTTAAAGTGCCAAGTGACACCGAGCGGCGCATCAGCGTCCTCGAAAAAACGCAGGAAGAGCAGGACGAAGTGATTGCAGAGCTACTGGGAGGAGGTGAGAGTGATGAGTAAGGCTGCAAAAAACATCATGGTAAGAGTCATCAAAAAAAGAGTGAGCGAAGGCGAAGTGTTAGATGAGATCCTTGAGGGATACAGTAAGCTCACAGACGCGGAGAAGCAGGAACTGCGCGAGGCGGTGGAGTAAAAGAGAGGAGCAGGAACGTGCTGGAGACGATAGGCGAGAACTGGCAGATCATCACATTTTTTGCCAGCGTATTGGCGTACTTGTATACACAGATCACAGCCACGCGAAGAGGAGTAAGAGCGCTGCTGCGTGCGGATTTGATAAGGTTGTACAACAAATATCACGATGATCTGGAGTATTGCCCGCTGTATGTAAAGCAGGCACTTGAGGACGAGTACAAGCAATATCACGCGCTACATGGGAACGGCGTGGGGACAAAGTTGTACGAGGCTCTTATGGCATTGCCAACAGAGCCGAAGGAAGGAGAAACAGAATGAAAAATGGAGTATGGAAAGCAAGCGTAGACACCAAAAAATGGGTCAAAGCAGCGGGAATCAGAGCAATTAAGACTATGGCGCAGGCGGCGATTGCGGGAATCGGTGCGGCGGCGGCAATGGGACAGGTAGACTGGGAGTATGTTGCGTCGGCGTCACTCTTGGCCGGTGTCTTATCAATGTTGATGTCAATCACAGGACTGCCGGAAGTGGAAAGCGAGGAGGAATAAAACATGAGAAATGTGAGTCAGTTGCATCCGAAATTACAGAAAAAAGTTGAACAGCTGAAAGCGTTGTGCCAGCAGAATGGCATCACGATCGGAATTTCTGAATGTGTTCGCACAGTTGCGGAGCAGGATGCCTTATATGCCAAAGGGAGGACCACAGGCGGGTCCATCGTGACAAACTGCAGAGGAACATCCTACAGCTCTATGCATCAGTGGGGTGTTGCTTTTGATTTTTACCTCATTGTGGACGTGGATGGAGATGGAAAAACATCGGATGATGCATTTAACAACGCCACCGGACTGTTTGATAAAGTTGGAAAACTCGGACAGAGTATCGGTCTTGAGTGGGGCGGATCGTGGCAGTCTATTAAGGACAAGCCACACTTTCAGCTGCCAGACTGGGGCAGCACTGCAACAAAATTGAAGAAGCAGTACGGCACACCGGAGAAGTTCATGGCAAGCTGGGATGCTGGGGCAGCAGAGAAGGTAGATCAGACAGCGGCAGCTGCCAATGTGACTGCATCAAAGAGCCACACAGAAGCAGCGCAGGCAAAGAGTCCTGCATATAACAAGGCCTACACAACCACGGCGAACTTAAGGCTGCGTGCAGGAGCCGGAACGAATAAGGATATCATCCTTACGATCCCAAAAGGCGAAAAAGTACGCTGCTACGGATACCACACGACGTTGGGAGACACAGTCTGGTTATATGTGGCGTACAAAAAGTATACAGGTTTTGCCTCAAAAAAGTATCTCAAATAATAGGGAGCCGGCGGGAGAAATCCTGCCGGCTTTTTTGCTTTTTACAAAAAAATTGTTGACATAGGGTGTACCCTATGGTAATATATATACATAAGGAGGTGACATAAGAGATGAGTAAGAAAAAACAAAAAAAGAAGAACCTGATAAAACTTATCACTGAACTGCTGATAGCGCTGGGAACGTTTTTCGCAGGTCTGGCAAGTCTTATACAGGCTCTCAAGTGAGGTAAGGGGCGAAAGCCCCGAACCTTTAAAATAAGTATAACTCATCTTGATGGAAATGAAAAGGATAAGATTTAGCGAAGTTTTTTTGGTGGCTGCGATCATTATTTATGCGGCATCAAGGCACAATGCCTACTCAAGTGTAATATTGATAATGGCATCAATATATATGCTTGTGGATGTGGCATACAAAATCAGAAAAGAGTGGAAAAACAATGAAAAAAAGAAATCCTAACACACAGACAGCAGCGACTAAAAGGTATCACGAGAAGATAGGCTATATATCGAAAAGTTATAAACTAAGCAAAGAAACTGCGGAAGCATTTAAAGAGACCTGCGCAAAGGAAGGGGTAAGCCAGGCAAGTAAGCTCGCGGAACTAATGATGGCCTATATCCAATCAGCCAAAGAAAGTGAGGATGAAAAATGAAGTACGATGTGAATTTTTCGTGTGGACACGAAGCGACAATAGAATTATTTGGGAAAAATGAAGAGAGACACAGAAGGATCGATTATTTAGAAAAATTTGGAGTCTGCCCTAAATGCTATCAAGAGCAAAAAGAAATTGAAAAAAGCCTAGGATGCAAAGAAGTGAAGATGCTCTACAAAGAATATAAGAGAGATTATCCGGAGTGCAAAACAAAGGCAGGAAGCTATGACGGAGATGAAAAGACCATAATTGTTTATGTGCCAGAGGAGGCCTAACAGATGATAGAGTATATAAATCACTATACGGCGAACACAGCCGATCAGAGGATGTCGCTACCGGGAGAAGTAGATAAAAAGATGGTGGTAGTGCTTAAGAGACTCATAAGAGATGCGACAAACCATAAGTATCCTGAGATTTTGGATGGGATAACAATGGATTTAACCAAGGACGGCGGGCTGTATATCTGTACGCTGTATGCAAGGATCGGCGAGGAGCAGGTACCGATCCTTGCAACTGCAGGGTGCAAGGGAAAAGAACAGTATGCCGAGTTAAATAAGACTGTGAGGGATTTATATACAGCGGTATGCCATGCTGAGTATAAGATCGCTCCGATGCCGCCGATGGTGGTAGATATTATTTTCCCAACGGCAAGCTTGCGAACGGATGCTTTGAGCTGGACAGGAGACTTTTGCAGATGCTTGGGATGGATGATGCTCGAGCCTAAAAGAATAATTTAAATACGAATTTAGCTGATTTAATAATCCAACATGCCATAATTAACAAAAACGGAACTTATGGATATATCAAAGATTGCATTGGCACTGTTTGCTATAAAAATAAAACTGCATTTTTCCACGTTGAAGGCGAAATCAGCGGCACTATAGACCTATCTTTTACAGATTTTGGGTTGTCACCAACTTTAAAAACACCCTCATATATCTATGGTGATGTTACCAGTGGTCAATATAAACTACTTGCAACGACAGAAGACGAAAACAAAAACATACTTTATATAAGAGTCTTTTCAAATAATGCGTCGGTACAATTAAGTGTAACCGCTGTAGGAAATTACGGAGCCACATTTGCAGTTATTTTTGCATGACTATTTGTTTCCTGTCGCCCCAGCAAAGGTTATGTATAATGTGATGATCTAATACTAAAAAACCGTAACCCAGTTGTTATACGTTCCGCCTGTACATCTAATGACATACATGTGGTTGTTCCGGATATCCCGGACCTCAATCCAGGCTGTACTGGTCGCTCCTGCAAGCTTGTAGACGGTCACGAAGAGATCATTCACATCGCCTGCTGGCGTCCCCTGCACATTTTCCGCGCGAAATGTTTTTACATATCCGGTCGGCACGCTTAACATGATCTGATTAAGCGTTGTTCCGGTCGTGAACCCATATATGATGTTTAAATTCGTATTTAAAATATACCGAAAAAGGTATTGACAATATACCGAAAAAGGTATATTATAATGTCAGAAAGAGAGGAACGGAAACATGACATACAAAGAATTCAAACAGGAATTGCAGAGAGTAATAGAAAAGATCGAAAATGATGGAGAGTTTGAGTGTTACGGAATCCGTTTTGAAAATAAGGAAAGAACGGTGGGAATGATGATCGAGGAAAATTCCAAATCCAATAGTGACAGAGAGTGCGAGAGAGAATTTCCAGAGTACGGAACGCAGGAATATGAAAATCTGGAGGAACTTGACGGAGTATCTGCATATAAGATTGACTGGAACATAAACGTACCGGCCAGCATGGAAGACATGGATGTAGATGTGGTGTTTGGAACAGATCATTGCTATATTTTAGGAGCATATGAAACTGCATACGGAGAAGATGAGGGAGAAATCGTAATGCAGGAACCGGTTGTAGTTGAAAAAATGTTCTAAATTAAAGGGGGTAAATGATGATTAAAACACAAAAAGTATGCCAAAATTGCGGGAAAAACTTCTGGGCACCATATGGATATTACTATTGCCCGGAATGCGCCAAAAAGAGAAAGGAAGATACCGTGGTTAGAATCAGGACATGCCAGGATTGTGGAACCGAATTTTTTGGCGGACCACGAGCAAGGAGATGTCCGGACTGTGCAGACGAGGCAAAAAAAGAAAGCACTAGGCGATACAAAAAGAATGGACCGCAGAGAAAAATAGGGAGCATCGATAAATGTGAGAGATGTGGAAAAGAATACGTGGTATCAGGAAGTAAACAGAAATATTGTGACGATTGCAAGAGAGAAGCATTGTTGGAATGGCAGAGACAACGAAAGAGCGAATATAATAAGAAAACAAATCAGCAGGAGAAGAGAAAAGAGAGAAGGAGGGCAGCAGAAAAAGTATGTGTATACTGTGGACGTAAATTTTCCACAACCACAACCACAACATTGTGTTCAGATTACTGCCGGGAAATGCAACGAAAATACCGGCAGTGTATAAACGAGATAAATAGAGGGCATAAGCGGAGATTGGATATATTGGAAAAGAAGCGCGAAGAATATAGAGAGGAGGTAAAAAAGAATCAATGAATTTAGGAGAAAACATAAAAAAAGCACGGAAGGAAAGCGGAATGACACAGCAGGAGCTTGCGAAGCGCCTGCATGTGTATCAAAAAGATATATCCAGATGGGAAAATAATGAGTTGACACCAAGCGCCATAGCGCTGGCGGGAATCTGCCGGGAACTCAACGCATCTGCAGATAAAGTTCTGGAGCTTAAATAAAACCATCTCCAACATCGAGGTGCATATGAGCTGGCACATCTTGAGATGGTTGCTTCCATCGTCCGTCAGCTCACGAAAGGACTGAGTGCGGAGGAACTGGAGGAGGCGGGGTTTGCGCCTTACTATGTGGATCACACGGCGGGTATCTGGCCGCAGGCGGCGGGAGGCATTCCGTTCAATGCGTGCGAGTTCCAGTCTAAGGGCGATGCGATCACCGATCTGTTTGAAGATATGGCGGCGGAGCAGAAAGCGCGCACGACCTACGACAATATTCTGCGTCTGGTCAAGGATCCGGAGGTCTGCGACCCGATCCGCTTTTTACGTCAGCGGGAGATTGTCCACTTCCAGCGCTTCGGCGAGGGACTTCGGATGATTCAGGACGATCTCGACCGCAGTAACTTTTATATGTGTAATCCCGAATTTGATCCGGGATGCGGAAAATAAAAGGAACTGCCGCAATAAGCATATCGTACTTTGGTTTGATAAGTAATATGATCAGAAGATTACACAGTGGGATTTCAGATGAAAATGCAGAGGAAAATTCGGTTCAAAAAATGTGGTATTTCTAACCAGCCGGATGTTTGCATCTTCGATGATCCGTGTCTTTCCAAGTTTGGAGCA